CTTCGCGCGGCGCTTGGCCGTGCTCTTCGCCCGCTTCGCGTCCCTAACGATTTCCTCGATGGCCATATATTTGAGAAACCGGTGTTTGCGATCCCTGTTATGATTCTCGGGCATTACGACCATTCCTCGGCTGCGCGCTTCGCTTCGCGCTTCGCGGTCGACGCTGCCCGCGCTTGGAGCCGGTGCAGCAAAGTGGCGTTGCTGGTCGGTCCAGGTGGCGGGCCAGGGCTGTCGAGCAGGGCGTGGATATGTTCCGCTTCGAGTTCCGCCATCCTGGACGCAATGTTAATTTTGACAATCGCGGCTAAACTGGGGCCTACTTTCGATCGCCGTTCGCGCTTCTTTTTCATGTCATTTTCCCTCTATCTGAACGCCAGTATTGACTATCCTCCCGGCCCGGAATAATGTCAAGTAGACTTGCTAATATGCTATACTAAACCCTCAAGTATGCCCCCCCAAAAAAGGGGGGGGCATACTAACCTAACTATACTAGCCTAACTTGGCCTAACTTGGCGGAAACCTGCGGCATACTAAGCCTAACTAAACGGGTTGGGGGGGGGGCTAACTAACACTTCCCCCCCCTAATAGGGGGGAAGTTAGTATGGCCCCGCGATTTTGGAGAAGGAGAACACGGTGGAAAAATCAAAATTGATCCCGGTTTGGGAGAATGAAAACGAGACGATCGACGCGGCTCTTAAACCGCTTGATCGGGTGGCGTCTAAGATGGAGCGGAAATGGGGCGTCGGTCGTCTCCCCTACCTCGTCGATCCCGATCTCGCCCAGAAGTTTACAAACACGAAGCTGAAACTTGACAATGCGATCGACGGCAACGATCGCGAACGGGTCGCCCACGCCGCCGATCAAATGATCCGGGCCTGGCGAGCCCTAGACGCCGCCGCAACCGAAGCCGGGACCAACCCCCGCCCCGATACGGTCTGGGAGGTCCGGCGGGCCGGAAAACCCGTCACGATCGTCTTTCACCGCGAAGATATCGGAACCTACCCCGACGCGCTCACGCTCGCCGAACTCGTCGAGGCCTATTATATCGTGCGCGAGCGCCCGCTCGTCAAAGCGGCGATCCTTGCGTTCCCCGGCGCCACAGTCGCGCAGGCCAACCCCCGCGCTGGGACCTGGGAAGAGGAACTGAACGACGAAATCCCTTTTAACTAAGCCCCAATTCTATAACTAAGGTTGGGGCCAAACGAGGATTAGCCAATGACCGCACCGTTTGAGTTTTTCGTGAGCGATACCAAATCAACGCGCGTCGTCAAAGTGATCGTCTCGGAGATCGAAATCGAACGCAATTCCGATATCCGGGCGCTGCTCGGGCAAAAAGTCACAAATGCGTTGTATATGCTAAATTCTAACCCCAGCACCGAGGGGATTGGGGAATGAGCTATATATTCGACAAAATCCCATACATTCGCGGTTTTGTGCGCCGCGAATACACGCGCAACCTCGCCGATGGGCAGGGGGAATTCTTGCCCGCCGTGTTTGTCGGCGTCCGGTGCGTGCGCGGCCTGTCCCTGCAATTCCAGGCGTGGTTCGTTGACGGTTCCGCCGCCGGCGCGTGCTATTTGGTGCCGATTGAGGCGTGCGTCGTCAAACCGTGCAAAGTGCCGATCAAAAACATAATCCAACCGTGGGACACGTTTTCGTCGGATTTCGGCGTCGGGCGGATCGATTTATTCCACCGATCCCGCGTTTACGTTCTCCCCGATCGAGCGCCCGCTCGATACGAATTCACAATCGATTTCGCCGGCACAGATCTCGCCGACGATCCCGAGCAGCACAAACACTTGCACGTCGTCAAATTCGATGCCGGCCATCTCGGCGCGTTCCCGAATAACCGATTACTGTTCGAGGATTTGGCGTTTATGAAGTCCGTTACCGACACAAAACCCGATTTTATTGCATCAAATCACGAATTCTTCTCAGAATAACTAATTGCGCTCGCCTACCAAATCGTGATAACGGGGAACCGTTGGTCCCCCACCGGGCCACTCAAAGCCCCCGCGAGCCGGTCTTAGACCAACCGGCTTGCGGGCGGCGGTCTTGCGATTGGAGAGCGGGTTGACGGATCCGGTTATCAAAACCAAGAAAAAAGTATTTCCAGGCGGTGCCGGCCCCGGTCGGCCCAAGGGGCTTGGGAACAAGTCAACCGGCCGCGCCCGCGAGGCGATCGCCCGCTTCGTAGACGGGAACGCCGAGCGGCTTGAGGGCTGGCTAGACGAGATCGCGGAGCAGGACGGGCCGATGGCCGCGTTCAAGTGTTTCGCCGACGTTCTCGAATATCACGTCCCGAAACTCGCCCGCACCGAGCTAACCGGCGCCGATCAAGGCCCGGTCGAACTGGTGGTTAAATGGCGATCACCCGAGAAATAGAACTAGACTACGAACCCCGGCCGGCGTTCCTGCCGTTCCACAACCGCACCCAGCGTTGGGCGTGCTTGGTCGCGCACCGTCGCGCCGGCAAGACCGTAAGCGCGATCAACGACACGATCCGGGCTGCGGTGACCAGCCAGGAAAAGAACCCGCTCTTCGGTTACGTCGCCCCGTTTCGATCGCAGGCCAAGGCCGTCGCGTGGGGCTACCTCAAGCAATACGCCGCGCCGATCACGGCCTCGACGAACGAAAGCGAGCTATCGGTCGCCTTGATTACCGGCGCCAAGATTTCGTTGTTCGGCGCCGACAACGCGGACGCGATGCGCGGCCTCGGCTTCTCGGGCGTCTATATGGACGAGTACGGCGACTTTCGGCCGTCCGTATGGGGCAACGTCATCCGGCCGGCGCTATCGGATCATCAAGGCTGGGGAGTCTTTGCAGGGACCCCCAAGGGGAAAAACCAATTTTTCGATATCGCCGAGATGGCCGATCGCTCGCCCGATTGGTTCATGCTGCGGCTCCCGGCCTCGACCTCGGGCCTCTTGCCCGCAAGCGAACTCGCCGCGGTGCGGGCGCAGCTTACCCAAGACCAGTACGACCAGGAATACGAATGTTCGTTCGACGCGGCCATCCTCGGCGCCATCTTCGGTATCGAAATGCGCGAGGCGACGGAGCAGGGCCGGATCCGCGAAGTCGCTTACGATCCCGAATTGCCGGTGCATACGGCTTGGGATTTGGGCTACCGGGACGACACGGCGATTTGGTTCTACCAGGTATCGCGCGGCGAAATCCGCATCCTCGACTATTACGGGGTCAGCGGCGCGACGATTGATGACCTCGCCGAAGTCGTTCTCGGCAAGGGGTATCGCCTCGGCAAACATTATCTGCCGCACGACGCGAAGGCCAAGACGCTCGCATCTGGCGGCAAGTCGATCGTCGAGCAACTCGCGTTCCACCTCGGGATCAATAACCTCGCGATCGTCCCCGATCTCGGCGTTCAAGACGGCATCCAGGCGGCGCGGCTTGCGCTCCCCCGGTGCTATTTCGACGCCGAGAAGTGCCGCGAGGGCGTCGAGGCATTGCGCCAATACCAGCGCGAGTATGACGAGGACAAGAAGGCGTTCCGCCAGACGCCAAGACACGATTGGACGAGCCACCCCGCCGACGCGTTTCGGATGTTAGCGGTCGCCTGGCGCGCCGAACCGGCCAAGGCCGCGCCGCCCGTCGAAACAAAAATGATCGTCGTTAACGGTAAATCCACCGTCACGCTTAACGAATTATGGGACACGGCGTCCCCTCAACGGAGTGCGCGAATATGAGCGGTGACTACAGCGCACCTATGGGCGAGCTCGCGTTGACGTTTCTCGAATCTGCGGTCGTTGCCCATTTGATGCACCTTTCGACCAAATCCTACGCGCAGCACGTCGCGCTCGGCGGCTATTACGAGGCAATCCCCGGTCTAGTCGATGGCGTGATCGAGGCCTATCAAGGCCGCTACGATCTGGTCCTACGCTATACGCAATCGGGTGGGCCGGACGCTACAAGCAAGAGCGACCCGGTAAAATACCTCACGGGCTTGCAGTCGTATCTCGACCGGCAGCGCAAGAAATTGCCCACGGATTCGAATATCCAGAACGAGATCGACGCCGTCGCGACGTTGATCGACTCGACCCTTTATAAACTCCGTTTTCTGTCATAGGAGCCCGTTCATGGCTGGCGTAAATAACCCCTACCGGTATCAATATGAGCACGTCGCGGCCTCGCAGACGGCCCAGGTTTTGGGCACGGCTGGCGCTGTCGGCGATTATCTGCACCGCATTGTCTGCACGGTGACCACCGCCGCGAGCGGCAACGTCGTAATCGTTGACGGTACTGGCGCCGGCGTTCTGACGCACACAATATGCCCGGCCAGCCCCGGCAGCGGCATCGGCGTGTACAACGTCGAGCTGAACGCGGTTTCGCAAAACGGGGCGTGGAAGATCACGACCGGCGCGGGCGTCGAAGTCATGGCCGTCGGCATCTTTACCGTTTAATGGCCGACTATCCCGAAATATCGGCGATCGAAGGTATGCCTGATCCGGCGCGTCGGATTATGGGCTTGTTGGGTGGAATGTCGCCCGATGATATCAAGACCATAATGGCCCAGGCATCAAACCCCGCAAACGCAAACAAATCGACAATGGCCAGCGGCGTTGGGGCTAATCTGGCCCAGATCCAAGGTGCCGACTCGACCAATACCAATTTCGATTTGTCGGGACGGTATGGGCCGTTTGAACTCGCCGGCAATGCAAATCGATATCAAGGCGATTATGGCATATCGGACGAATTGTCAGCCCGTGGCGGCGTTCGTATCCCGTTGGGGAAAGCGTCCATTACCCCTCGCGTACAGGCATCCAGATCAAGGGAATTGAGCGAATATAGCGATCCTCGCTGGTCTAATTCTCCTACGCAGGCCTCGGCCGAGTTCGAGATGCCAATGGGCGACGGTAGAATTGGCGCGGTGGCCGAGAAGCAGAGAACTCGCCCGACGAATTATAGGGCGAGCGGGTCTATCCCGATCGGCCCCGGCGATCTCGGCGTCGAAGCTACGTTCGCGCCCGCCGAAGGCGAGCGGGCGAAACGCCTCGCGGCGGCTCTAACCTATTCGATGAAATTCTAATGCTCCCGCAATACCGCCCAATCAGCAACGGCTTCCGATCGGCGAACGTCCAATCGTCGCGGATGCCGTATGCGTGGCGCGGCCCTAGCGGGGTTGGCGCTCTCGGGGCGGCAACGCAATCGATCGGCCCGGCGCCCTCGGCCTCGGGGCCGGCGGGTGCCGGCGCGGGCGCGCCATCCGATAGCGGCAACGATCCAGGCCCCGGCCCGGGCGCTCCGGGCGCGGGCGGGCCGTTCTCGGCTAACGACCCGGCGGCGGCGGCTGGCGGCGCGTCTGGGTTCGGTTTGGGCGCGCCAAGCCGCGCAGATATGACCGCAAGCGCCGTTGGCGCTATGTCGAATATGGCCGGCCTCGGTGGGCCTATCTCTGGCGCCCTCGGCGCTGCGGCGGGTGTCGCCGCCGGCAATTCGGCATCTAAGGGCGCTGGTCAATTCGGCGGCGGGTTGGTGGGCGGCGCGTTTTTCGGCCCCCTCGGCTCAATGGTTGGGGCTTACCTCGGCGGCAAATTCGGCAGCGGCGAATGGGGTTTCGAGGGTAAGGGTCAATTCGACCCGGACGCGCCTGACAACATGGGCCGCGTTGGGTCCGGGCCTGGCGCCACACCTGTCGGGCCTGGCCTGACGCAAGACCCGGTAACAATTGACCCACCTAGCCCTATCGGCCCCGGCCTCGCGGTGCCGGCGCCGCCCGACGTGACGGTGGAACCTTTAGCAGCTCCGTGGCAAGACCCGGATCTGGACCCGGATCGGGCCCCCGATGCAGCTCCGTGGCAAGACCCGGATCAGGCGCCCGATGCCCCCGCGTGGAATGATCCGGATGCCCCGTCAAATGATGATGGTGGCGGCGGCGGCGGATCCGGCGGCGGTTGCGTCGTCTGTACGACGCTCCACGATCACCGCCTCGTCGAGCCGATCATCTATCGCGCCATCACGGCCTACGGCGCGCTCGTCAACGACACCACGATGCGCGGCTATCATTGGTGGGGCAAGCCGCTCGCCCGATTCCTTGATCGATCGGCGCTCGCCCGGTGGGCGATCTCGCCCCTCGCCCGCCCGGTCGTCCGCGAACTCGCGTTCCGTGGCGGGATCGGCAAATCGACCTGGCTCGGCCGGCGGCTTCTCGGCCTCGGCGAGATCGCGTGCGCGGCCGTGGCGACGTTGCTCACCCCGAAGCAGGGGAGTTGCGAGAATTGCAAATGCCGGCTGAACTAGACGTGACGCAAGACCTGATCGGGTTTTGGGATTACTGGCGCACCGAGCGCCCGTTTATGCCCCCGGTTGACGGTAGCGTGAAGACGGGCGGCGAGTACCGAAGCGGCGAGGCGCGCCCCTCGTTCTCGGCGATCCTCTACCGCAACGGCGCGTATCAGGTCGAGCATTTGATTTACCCGCCCAACACAAGCGTGCCGGAACACCGGCATCCGGACATCGATAGCCTCGGGATTTACCTTTCCGGCGATATCGAATTCACCCTTTTCGGCAGGCCCGTCCATACCTGGGCCGAGAGCGTCCCCGACGCGGCGGGCGCGCCATCGAGCCTCGGCCGGGTTGTCCCGATCCCTCACACCGTGACCCACGGCGTCAACATTGGCCCGAAGGGCGGCTCGTTCCTGTCCGTCCAGCAATGGCTAAACGACACGCCCGTCGAGCGGGTCAGCGATAATTGGAAGGCGAAATAATGGCCGAACCCTCGCGCCTGGCCTCGGCCTTGGAATATCTCGGCGGCTTAGATGCCGCCGTGGCGCCGAAGCTCCGCGCCGTGTCGGACGCGATCGATCCGGTGAACGTGGCGCGGCGCGCGGGATTGAATTTGCCGATGGCGCAACAGGCGGCGGAAGCCGCTCATTTCGTCGGTCCAGGCGCGGATATCGAAGGAATGGTGAACGATGCCCGCGAGGGCAACGCGGCCTTCGGGCGCGGGGATATGTTGGGTGCGCTCGGCGGGTATGGCAGCGCGGCAATGGCGATCCCGATGATGGCGCTACCGGGCAGCGTGAAGGATGTTAAGGCGGGCGTTAATGCACTGGCAGATGCACTGCAGAGGCGTCCGCAGCGCCCGATACCGGCGTGGCACGCCAGCCCGCACAACTTCGACAAGTTCGACCTCGACAAGATCGGCACCGGACAGGGTGCCGCGAGCTACGGCCACGGCATCTACGCCGCAGAGAGCCCAGCCGTCAGCGGGCCGCTCGGAAGCTACGACATGGAGTTCAGTAAGGCTAAAATTAGAAAGCTCCTTGGGCAGGACGCAAGCGCCGACCCGACCGAGGAAGGGGCGCATCTAGCAGACCTGTTCAGAAAGATAAGGGCCGGGAAGTCGGATCACGACATGGCCCTGGACTACGGCCCGCCGGACGGTAAGGGGTACGCCCGAGGCTTGAGCGATGCGGCTACGGTCCGCGACAACATCGCAAAGCTCTACGAGCTGCGCCTGCACGCCGCGCCGGAGGACTTCCTCGATCAGGACGCCATGCTCAAGAACATGGACCCGGCGCTGCTTGAGAAGCTCGGATCGCTCGGCGTCAAATCGACGGAGGCTGCGCCGACATTCAAAGGCAGGGACATCTACGACGCCTTCCCGACTAGCGACAACACAAACCTGATATTCAATGCTCGTATAGCCCGTCAGTTGCGCGAGCAGGGAGGACACCTGCCAAGCGCGCTCGACGCCGTCGAGGGGCGTATCGCGAACTGGCGACCAATTTTTGACGACACTATTCCGAACATCGAGTTGGAGCGGTGGCGCGAGATGCGCCCGAAGTACGAGGACGCCTACACCGGCATGGGCATGCTGCCGAGCCCGAAGCGAGGCAAGGAGGTCTACGACGACCTAGTGAAGGAACGCGAGACTAATAGTTTTCTACCTCCAGGCGAGCTGTACGCGAACGGTAAGGCGTCACGGGACTTGCGCGAAGCGGGCGTACCCGGCATGCGCTACCTAGACGGCGTGTCGCGCAGCGCAGGCGAGGGCACGCGCAACTATGTGATCTTCGCCCCGGAGATCATCGAGATCGTGAAGAAGTACGGTTTCGCCGGTGCCTTAATGGGTGGCGCAGCCGGCGGCGGCTCGACCAATAAGGAACCCGAATAATGGCCCATACATCCGAAACGCCGGTAACGAAGTGGCTTTCCACGATTGCGACCTACGATAACGAGTTCAAGCGTTGGGAGCAGCGCACGACGAAGATCATCAAGCGGTATCGTGACGATAACCGTTCGCAATCGGGGTCGCATAGCGCCAAATTCAATATCCTATGGTCGAACGTCCAAACGTTGATCCCCGCCGTTTACGCGAAGCTGCCGAAGTGCGATGTCAGCCGCCGGTTCGGCGATAACGACCAGGTCGGGCGCGTGGCCGCGCTCCTGATCGAGCGCGCCGTCGATTTCGAGATCGAGCATTATCCCGACTTCCGGGCGACGATGAAGCACGCGGTCGAGGATCGCTTTCTCGGTGGCCGTGGCGTGGCGTGGGTTCGCTACGAGCCGCACGTTCGCGCCCAAGAAACCGGCGAGCCGGAAGACGGCGTCCAGATCACCGAAGACATTGAAGACGCCGCCGAAGGCCCCATCGCCGGCGCCGCCGAAGACGGGATGCAGGACGCGACGGCCTCGCCCGACGAACCCCTAGAGGAAATCGAGTACGAGTGCGCGCCGACCGATTACGTCCATTGGAAGGACTTCGGGCATACGGTTGCGCGGACTTGGGAAGAGGTCACCGCCGTCTGGCGCTGGGTCTACATGGACAAAGACGCGCTGGTCGAACGCTTCGGCGAAGAGATGGCCGATCGTATCCCGATGGACGAAAGCCCCGAACCGCTGACCGGGTCGAACAAGTATCGGGAAAACAATCAGGCCAAGATCGCCGAGATATGGTGCAAAACGAGCGGAAAGGTCTACTGGATCTCGAAAGGGATGCCCGACCTGATCGACGAGCGCGAAGACCCGCTCCACCTCGAAGGGTTCTTTCCGTGCGCCTCGCCGCTCTACGCGACCACGACGAGCGATAGCCTCGTCCCGGTGCCGGACTTCGCGCTCTACCAAGACCAAGCGGCCGAACTCGACACGCTCTCCGACCGGATCGACGGCCTCGTTCACGCTCTTCGGGTTCGCGGCGTCTACGATGCCTCACAGCCGGCGCTACAGCGGCTCCTGACCGAAGGCGATAACAATACGCTGATCCCGGTCGAGACTTGGATGGCGTTTAGCGAGAAGGGCGGCTTGAAGGGGTCGATCGACCTATTGCCCCTCGACGTATTGGCGAACGCTCTGACCCAATGCTATCGCGCCCGCGAAGACATCAAGGCGCAGATTTACGAGATCACCGGGATATCGGACATTATCCGGGGCCAGACGAGCGCCTCGGAGACGGCGACGGCGCAGCAGATCAAGGGCCAATACGCCGGCCTCCGGTTGCGGTCGCTCCAAGAAGAGGTCGCGCTATTCGCCACGGCGCTCTTACGCCTCAAGGCGCAAGTGATCTGCGAGAAGTTCCAACCGGAAACCATCTTGCAATATGCGGCAGCGCAACAGCTATCGCCCGAAGATCAGGCGATGATCCCGGCGGCGATCGATCTCCTGAAGAACGAGCCGCTTCGCAATTTCCGCATCGAAGTCGCCGCCGACAGCCTCGTTCAGATCGACGAGCAACAGAACAAGCAGGACCGGCTAGAGTTCATCTCGGCGTTCGGCGGGTTCCTCAAAGAGGCGATCCCGGCCGCGCAAGCCGCGCCGGAACTCGGGCCGATATTGGTCGAGTTGCTTAAGTTCGGCACCGGCGCCTTCAAGCAGTCGCGCCAGATCGAAGGCGCGCTCGATGCCGTCCTCGAGAAGATGAACAAAGCGCAGAAGGCCCGCGAGGCCGCACCGCCGCAACCGCCCAAGCCCGACCCCGAAATGCTCAAGATGCAGCAGGCGGGACAAATCGAGGGTGCGCGGATCCAGGCCGAGCAAGCCAAAACGCAAGCCCAAGGGCAGCTCGAGGTTATGCGCGGGCGGGCCGAGATCGCCAAGGTCCGCGCCGAGAACGAGTTAAAGCGCAGGGATCTCTCGCTTCGCGAGGGCGAATTGCGGATTAAGG